TTTAAGATGGTGATTTATTATGAACAAAGTGAAAAACAATCCGGTAAAACTGATTAATAAGTATACACAAGAAGTGGTGTTTACTAGGGATTACAATGACATAGTAAAAGAAGGCGCCAATGAATTTATACGGGTCTTTAATGAAAGTAATCCCCAAAGAACTTATCTTGTCAATCGGACAGCGTTTTCGATTGCCAAGTAAGTCGTGATGCCTTCGGGATCACGCAATTTTAACTTGCTTAATAAGGAGAAAACTATGACTGTTACTGGTCGCTTTGGTCCAATGATTCTAAATCAGACATTGGGTTTTGAAAAATTCTTTCGTGATGTAGAAGAAATCTTAAACGACACTAAACCTGTTACAAACTTCCCACCACATAATATTATCAAAGCAAATGATAATAAGTATGTTGTAGAACTTGCTGTTGCTGGTTTTAGTAAAGATGAAATTGATATCCAAGTACAAGATAATACATTGGTTATCAAGGGTGAGAAACAAGAAGGTACTGCTGATTTGGTATATCTACATCGTGGTATTGGCACACGTTCTTTCACTAAAACAATCACAATTGCTGACACCATTGAAGTAAAAGGTGCAGAATTCAAAGATGGTATACTACGCATTGGACTTGAGAACATCATTCCAGAGCATAAAAAACCACGCAAAATCGAAATTGGTAATGAATTGAATTTCTTTACTCCTACACTATTACAGGAAGAAAAGAAAGCTGCTTAATTTTTTGAAAGTTATATTATGAAAAAACCTACCTCACATTACAGAATGGATAAACAGACTAAGCGCCTGTTGACGAGTATGACTGGTGAACGCAAAACTCTTTTTAGACAAGAGAATATTTCAGCCGACATAACTCCTCGACTCGACTTCCAATTTAGAGAGAAGAAGAAAAAAGGTGGCGAAGATGTTTCTGAAGGATAAGTTCCAAAAAGCACACATGAGAACGGCAGAAGTGTATGCCGAACTCTCAAGCGCTAGACGTTTGCATGTCGGTTGTGTTATAGTAAAGAATGACACGATCATTGGAATTGGTTATAATGGTATGCCATCTGGTTGGGATAATAACTGTGAGACTGAAACTTACATCGATGATTTCCACATTGAGATGGTTACCAAACCAGAAGTAATTCATGCTGAAGCAAATGCTTTGGCAAAAGTTACTAAGTCTACCAATTCTAGTGAAGGTGCTCATCTGTTTGTGACACATGCACCTTGTCTTGATTGTGCAAAACAAATTTATCAAGCAGGAATAAGTCATGTTTATTATCGACACAATTATAAAAGTGAGGTAGGTTTAGATTTCTTGCATAAATGCCAAGTTCATATTAAAAAGGTAGATTATGTCTAGATGGACATTAGAAGTGAAAAAGGTAGAAGATGATTATGTTGTCGAACTACCAGATGATTTAATAAAAGAAACGGGTTGGGAAATAGGTGATACGTTGAAGTGGATTGACAATCAAGACGGATCATGGACATTAACTAAGGAGAAATTATGAGTTTAAAAGGATCAAAAACTGCTGAGTGCTTAAAAGAGGCTTTTGCAGGTGAATCAATGGCAAATCGTCGTTATCTGTATTTCGCAAATCAATGCGATATCGCAGGTGAGAATGATCTTGCAGCACTATTCCGTTCTACTGCTGAAGGTGAAACTGGTCACGCACATGGACATATGGAATATCTAATCGAAGGTGGTGCAGGTGAACCAGGAACTGGTATGCCAGCAAAGACTGCAAAAGAAATGCTTGAAGCAGCAATTAGTGGCGAAACCCATGAGTATTCAGACATGTATCCAGGCATGGCGAAGATTGCTCGTGAAGAAGGTTTCGATGAAGTTGCAGATTGGTTTGAAACTCTTGCGAAAGCAGAACGTTCACATGCTAATCGTTACGCTAAAGCATTAGATAAGCATCTTGCTGACAGTTAATGCCACCTAATGAATTAGTTAGACTGTTGAAACGCATTCTGCCTTGGATACCTAGCGTTAATGAAGGTATTCGGGCAGAGATACAACAATTAATCGATCAACTACAGGCGCAAATGCGTCAATAATGGAGTATAATATGAATATTCGTGAGCTCGCCAAAAATATCGCAAATCAAAAAAACGCACCTAAGGCATACAAGTATGACTTATTTCTCCGTGACTTTGACAACAAGGTAGAGTTGTTGGGTCTTGTTGATGATCCTACCTATGATATGAAAGATTTTGTAGGTAGAGAAATGCTTTTTCCACGAAAGTGGGTTACCCTAGATGTTTTAGATGCTGATGTGAAAGTGACAATCTAATGAAAAAACTAATAACACTCAAAACAAATCATACACTACTCGGTGAAGTTACCGATGATATAGAGTATGAATATATTCTAATCAAAGAACCAGTTCAAGTGGTACAAATTCCTGCAAGATCGGCAACAGATCAAGGAGGTATTGCTTTTGCTCCGTTCTTGGAGTATAGTAATGAAGTAAAGACTGGAATCAAAATTAATCGTAACGACATTTTGACTACAACAACACCGGTACTTGAACTAGAAAATCAATATAACACGATCTTTGGATCAGGTATCACAATTGCGAAAACACTTTAATGAGTAAATATTACACCAACGTTTCTGTATATGGACCACATATACTTTATCGAGGTGTGAAGAATGGTAGGCGAGTAAAAGAGAAAATCAATTACTCGCCTACTCTTTTTCTGCCGTCTAAAAAAGAATCTGAATATAAAACACTGTTCGGCGAGAATCTCGAACCAATGAAGTTCGACACGATCCGTGAGGCTCGTGATTTTGTCAAGCGTTATGAGGGTGTAGAGAACTTCAAAGTCTATGGTAATGATCGATATGCATATGCATTCATCGCAGAGAATCATGTCGGTCAAATTGATTGGGATATCAGTGAACTGTCAATAGTTGTTATTGATATTGAAGTTGGTTCTGAAAATGGTTTTCCTGATCCGTATCGTGCAGACGAAGAAATCACTGCAATCAATGTTCGTCAACTAAATGGAGGAACTACAGTTTATGGTTGTGGTGATTATGACAATCAAAACGATAATGTTTGGTATATAAAGTGTAAAGATGAATATGACCTATGTAAAAAATTTATGTCTGATTGGCAGGATAATTATCCTGATGTTGTCACTGGTTGGAATATTGACGGGTTTGATATACCTTATCTCGTCAACCGATTCAATAAGATATTTGGTGAACCAGAAACACGTAAACTATCACCTTGGGGTGTAATCAACACACGCAAATATAATTTCAAAGGTCGTGAGAAGATTGCTTACGATCTTGTTGGTGTTTCTGCACTTGATTATATTGAGTTGTACAAGTGGTATGCTCCTAATGGTAAGACACAAGAATCTTATCGACTAGATCATATTGCAAATGAAGAACTTGAAACTGGTAAGATTTCTTTTGATGAGTATGATACACTTCATCAATTGTACAAACTAAACTATCAGAAGTTTATCGACTATAACATCAAAGACTCTGATCTGATCGTACAGTTGAATGATAAGTTGAGATTGTTGGAACTTGCATTGACTCTTGCATATGATACCAAGTGTAACTTCACCGATGTGTTTGCACAAACTCGTATGTGGGATTCTCTAATCTACAATCACTTGTTAGAAAAGAAAATCATTGTACCACCTAGAGAAGTATCATCAAAGAGTGAAGCATTTGAAGGTGCATATGTAAAAGAGGTACAAGTTGGAAGTCATGATTGGGTTGCATCGTTTGACTTGAACAGTCTTTATCCACACTTGATTATGCAATACAATCTATCACCAGAAACATTGATCGAACCAAAAGATTACAACGATGAGATGCGTAAGGTGTTACGTGATGGTGTCAATGTTGACAAACTTCTGGCGATGAGAGTTGATACGTCAAAAATTAAAGATGTTATTCTGACTGCGAATGGTCAATACTTCCGTAAAGATGTTCGTGGATTTCTTCCTCAGATGATGGAAGATATGTATAATGATCGTAAGAAGTTTAAGAAGTTGATGTTGAAGGCTGAACAAGATTATGAAAACGAAAAAGATGAAGTAAAGAAGAAAGAAATTGATAAGATTGTTTCTCGTTATAACAACCTACAACTTGCAAAGAAATTATCACTGAACTCCGCTTACGGTGCTCTTGGTTCGCAATATTTCAGATTCTATGATTTGAGGTTGGCATTGGCAGTCACGTTGTCTGGTCAGTTATCGATTCAATGGATCGAATCTAAATTGAACAAATATATTAATGAATTATTAAAGACAGATCATGACTACGTTATTGCTTCGGATACAGATTCTATTTATCTTAATCTTGGTCCACTTGTTAATAAAGTGTATGCTGCGGAAGGCAAAGTCTCGGCACCTGGAACAAAAATCATCGATTTCATGGATAGAGTCTGTGAGGATAGAATACAACCGTATATTAATGAGAGTTATCAGGAACTTGCTGATTATGTCAACGCATACGAACAGAAAATGCAAATGAAACGTGAAGCATTGGCAAGTCGTGGTGTGTGGACTGCCAAGAAACGTTATGCACTGAATGTGTATAATAGTGAAGGTGTTCAGTATGCAGAACCACAATTAAAGTACAAAGGTTTGGAGATGGTAAAATCTTCAACACCACAAGTCATCCGTGAAAAGATGAAAGAATTACTGAAGATTGTGATGAATGGTACACAAGAACAAGCACAAGACTTTATTGAGAAGTTCAAACAAGAATTCAAAAAGTTACCACCAGAAGATGTTGCGTTTCCTCGTGGTGTAAATGGCTTGAAAGAATACTTTGACAGAATGGATATCTACAAGAAAGGTACTCCTATTCATGTTCGTGGTGCTTTGCTATATAATTACTATCTCAAACAAAAAGACTTAACTAATACCTATCCTATCATACAAGAAGGTGAGAAGTTAAAGTACACCTATCTATTGGAACCTAACACTATAAAAGATGATGTTATATCTTTTCCGACTAGACTTCCAAAAGAGTTTGACTTACACAAATATGTGGACTATAATACTCAATTTGAGAAGGGTTTCATCGAACCAATGAAGGTTATCCTGAATTGTATGGGATGGGACACTGAAAAGAGAAATAGTTTGGAGAGTTTCTTCTAATGTTACAAGCAATACTTCCATTTATAACTGCGATTGGATTGTCTGCCGTTGCCGCTTACTACTCTGTGATCGGCTTGGCAGAAATCTTTCCTGGTTCTTTTTATCCAATCATTATTATGGGTACTGTATTAGAAATTGCAAAACTAGTTACAGTATCTTGGTTGTATAATAATTGGAATAATACGATATACATGATGCGGTATTATTTTTTAGTCGCTATTGTATTGTTGATGGGTATTACATCAATGGGTATTTTTGGTTATCTCTCAAAAGCACACATTGAACATTCTAGTACAATAGCACCTTCAGCAGCAAAGGTACAAATATATGAAGAAAAGATTAAAGCGTTACAGACACAGATTGACAGGAACAACAAGAACCTTAATCAGTATGATGAAGCTGTCGATCAAGTTATGGGCAGGTCGAAAGATGAAAAAGGTGCAGAGAAAGCATCACAAATTCGTAAAACCCAACAGAAAGACCGTGAGAGAATCGCTAATGAGAATGCGAGGTTACAAAAAGAGATACAGTTACTCACGGAAGAGAAGCTTCCTTTATCCTTGGAAGTTAAAAAGGCTGAATCAGATTTGGGGCCTATAAAATACGTTGCTGATGTTGTATATGGTACACAAGACAAAGATTTAATTGATAAAGCGGTACGTCTGATTATCTTTGTTATTATTGTGGTGTTTGATCCATTGGCAGTATTGTTGTTGATCGCCGCAAATCAAACATATCGAAAACAAAAGAAAACTAAAAAACCTACGAAAGTAATTGACGTACCTGCACCTGCTAGTGTAGAATCATTCATAGATAAAAAGACACAGATGGTGCCTAAAGACAAAATATTGAACATGACTGGAGAATTGAAATGAGTTTAATTAATAAGTTGAAGAAGAATTCCACTATAGAACACACATCTGTTCTATCCAAATCATCTCTACTAAAAGAGAAAGATGTTATTCCAACTTCAGTACCAATGGTAAATGTTGCATTGTCTGGTAAACTAGATGGTGGACTAACACCAGGTATTACAGTTCTTGCAGGTCCTTCTAAGCATTTCAAAACTGCATTCGCTTTGTTGATGGCAGCATCATATCAACAAAAATATCCAGAAGCAGTTATTCTATTTTATGATTCAGAGTTTGGTTCGCCACAAGCATACTTTGAAACATTTGGTATTGATATGGATCGTGTATTGCACACACCAATTACTGATGTTGAAGAATTGAAACATGATATTATGGCACAGTTCTCACAGTTAGAGAAAGGTGAACGTGTTATGATTGTTATTGATTCTATTGGTAATCTTGCATCAAAGAAAGAAGTTGAAGATGCTGTTGAAGGTAAATCAGTTGCAGATATGAGTCGTGCAAAACAATTAAAGTCATTGTTCCGTATGACAACACCTCATCTCACACTCAAAGACATTCCAATGGTTGTAGTGAATCACACATACAAAGAAATTGGTATGTTCCCGAAAGATATTGTATCTGGTGGCACTGGTATTGTTTATTCAGCAGATACAATCTGGATTATCGGTCGTCAACAAGAAAAGACCGGTACAGAAATTTCTGGATACAACTTCATCATTAATATTGAGAAGTCACGTTTTGTAAAAGAAAAATCAAAGATTCCTATCACTGTATCATTTGAGGGTGGTATTCAGAAGTATTCTGGTCTGATGGATATTGCACTTGAAGGTAGTTTTGTAGTCAAACCAAGTAACGGATGGTATGCAAAAGTCGATCAAGAAACTGGTGAGATACTAGAGAAACAAAGATTCTCTGATACACAAACAAGATTGTTCTGGGAAGATATATTGAATAGTGAAAAGTTCCAAGAATACGTAAGGAAGAAATATGAAATCTCTCATGGAAACATTATGGAACATCTTGACACGATGGAAGAAACCGAA